AAAAAAGCAGGGTTTATGCAACCCTGCTTCATACGGTCTTTCATGCACGCCACTTGCTCTTTGACCTGAAGCAAGAAACAGGGCGGGAGTATAAAACCCCATCCGCACCAACTGCCCTTGAGAGAGGCAGTAAACTCTAAGGAGGTCTAATGACTCCACCAGGGTAAGTTTAAAGTCATTCCAAGACTCGGGAATGAAGGGGATACTTCAACCGACCAGGGCTAGTTTAACGACTTACCGAGTCTTTAACATAACAAGGACCACCATCAGGATCTAACCAAACAGTATATGAATGGTCTTCCATTGCAGTCATTAACTGCATTTCATTATCACAAAGATAAATGTCTTTGTAACGACCCGTGTATGAATCTACTTTTTGAATACGGCAATCTGGTTTGCCATTGATTTCCAGATTACCGACTTGCACATAACGATAAGGAAAACGTTCCAAAAGAATGGAAGGTTTTTTCACAACTTTCATCAAGCAACCTCAACAGTTTCAAGATCTTGATAGACATACTCCATAAGCATTTCGTAATCATCAAGAGGATCACCGGAGAATACTACTCCTTCTGACTCATAATATCGACGGACTTTCTTGTAAAGTTTCGGACTCTTTACGTCAAGAAAAAAATCTCCATTAGATGCAGCACGCAGTGTGCCAATATCTTTGGTCTTAAATTTTTCAGTCAGTGCCATTGTTGTTTTTGGTTTACCCAGTTATTATAAGGTGTCGTGACTATGTAGTCAAGTATGCCAGTTAATACTGGCAAGTCCGAGTACTCAGATTTGAACTGAGATTATTCCGCTTCCCAAAAGCGGTGCCATGACCAAGTTAGGCGATACTCGGTTGCGTTGAGTGGTCTCAACAGAAGTAATTATACTACTTCTTGTGCCCTTTGTCAAACGGTGCCCAGTGCTGCCAACCATACTTATGAACTGCCCACATTCCAAGGATAGGAACAAATACTAAGCACCAAGACATAAACCCCAATGCTACAGGGTTTTGCATTATATGTCTAATGAAGATAAGCATTCTGAACTCCCCAAGTAATAAAAAATCCCATTGCCGTAAAAAGTAGTAGTGATTTTAGTATCATTTGTCTTTCCAAGTTTTCCAAGGATCTGAATTATGCAAACAAGATTGTGGATGCATCCAATCTTCCTTATGTGAATGTGATTGCAATTCTAATTCCAACCTTTCATTTTCAATCTCAAGCATAAAGATTTTATCTTTAAGTTTTTCAATTTCTATCTTTAAATTCTTCATAGTATTTTCGAAAATAAACATCGACTTTTCTAAGATCATCTAAATGAATATCACAGACATAATTATGCTCATCACACCATTCCAATGCAAGATAATGAAAATCTTCATCCCCTATAACTCTCTGAATCCCATAAGAACGGACAAAAGATGACATTATAAAATTCCAGCATTGATGACTAGTGTGCTGTTCCATTGCCATCATAGTCGTCGGAATCGTAGTAGTCATTTTCACCTTTATAAAAACCAAAAAATAATGTACTTAGGACAAAGGGAATTGCAATGTATAAGAGTGCTTTACCTAACATGATGCCCTCCAAACATATATCTCATACCATTCAAAACCTTGGACGCGAAAGCACCAAGACGGCGAGAGTTAAATCTCTCATACAAAGCACTACTGATAACAGGAGCGGGTATCCCAAGATCCACAGCAGCATGGACAGTCCAACGACCCTCCCCAGAATCACTGACCCCCCCATCGAACTTATCGAGGTGGTGATCGCTGCGTAGAACATCAGCGGTAAGATCAAGTAACCAACTACCAACCACAGAACCACGACGCCATAACTCAGCAACCTCAGAAACATCAATGTCGTAGCAATAATCGGCAGGGTTTTCCATTGGTGCAACTTCGGCATCTCCTGCTTTGACATACTTGGAACCCATATTTGCATTTTCTAAAATATTAAATCCCTCTGCATATGCCTGCATTACACCATACTCAATGCCATTATGTACCATTTTCACAAAGTGTCCGGCACCTGGTGGACCACAATGCAACCAACCGTGCTCTGCAGAAGTTTCATAACTCAATGGATTAGTGCGACGGGCAGATCCAATGCCTGGGGCAAGGGCTCTGAAGATATGAGAGCAGACGGATACTGCAGTATTTGCACCACCAACCATAAGACAGTATCCACGCTCCAAACCGTAAACACCACCAGAAGTACCACAGTCAATATATTGGATGCCCAACTTAGCAAGCCTTTCTGCCCTCCTGCGAGAATCCTTAAAATTGGAATTGCCATGATCAATAATAATATCACCCTCCACACAAAATTGTAATAACTCATTAATCGTATCTCCTACTGTTTCTGCCGGTACAACCATCATAAAAATACCAGGTGCTCTTTTATCACTTGGTGTTGATCTTATTACTTGAACAAGGCTTTCGATAGAAGTGGTATATCCACTGATATAACCCTTCTCATATTGCTCTTCAGCCTTCTTATGATTTTTACGATACCCATGAACTTCGATGCCTGCTTTTATCATTCGACGGGACATTCCTTCTCCCATCCGACCTAATCCGATAAGTCCTACTTTCATTAGTCTCCTCTATTTCTTTCTGATATTATATAACCAAGAAAAATTCCACTCATCCATGCAATATAAAGATAAAGAACACTGGATACAAAATTGAAAAATTCACTCCATTCCATCTTCCTCATCCTCATATAATGGACAAGGTTCCTCAAACAAATACTTCATTTTTAATTCCCGCACTTTTTCCTGTAACTTTTGGTAATCTTCTTCGGTCATCTACCTCTAAAGTGTAATTTTTAACCAAGGAAATAATGGGTCAATTACTCCGATAAGTCGAAGTAGACCTTCAGCAAAAAGTGCAAGAACAACCCAACCAACACACATACTGATAATTCCAGCATTACGATTATGTTTTCGTATGGCATCATCAATCATCTCCTGCACTTCACTACGACTTACATAATCATCATCATACGGACTCATCATTCTGCTTCTCCAATTCATCTCCAAGAATTTTTGATAGGGGATCACTTCCTCCCCTGACAATTGCACAAGCTCGTGTATAAAACATATTGTTTGTATTTCCAGATTCTTCGAAGGTCTTTTTGACTTTCACCCAGTTGTTATAGGTGTGCTCGTCCATAAGATTTTATTTGAAATACTTACTAGCTATACTAGTCAGTATTTTAAAAGTGTCAACTTTGTGTTGAATTACACAAAGTGTTGAAGAAATTATAAAGGAAAGTGAGGGATTCGAACCCTCGGAGGCTACTAACCCCTTCAGTTTTCAAGACTGACGCAATCGACCACTCTGCCAACTTTCCAAATTTTATCGAACCTCAAAGTCCAATTTACGAACTTTGCGTTGTCGTCTTTGTTCTTGCCACTCAATATCTTGCTGTGACAAGACTCCTTTTTTATTTTTGGATTGATAGGAGTTTAGCATAACAATATTCGACAAGTCAAGTGCGGAAATTTTATCTCCACGTATCGTTGCCATATTTGGACAACCACAAGAAACTGTTTTATTATGATGCCCCTCCAACTCCCTACCACAGGAGCGGCATCTAATCTTTATATTATCCATTGTATTGTTCTAAACTTCTTCAGTTTTTCAGTTATTTATCTAATATGTATTCCACAGTGTTGGCAACATCATTCATTGCATCTCTCAAATCAGGTTGCTGACCAGAATGACACTCGGAAGAAGTGGGAGAACCTTTCAATGTTTCTTCATAAAGAGTCCATCTCCACTGACCCATACTTTTAGAATACCACAGATTAATCTTCATTTGAATTTTCCCGACCAATCAACTTATATATCTTCTGCATCTCAGAAGACATTTGCATATTTTCTTTTTCTAACTGCTCTATACGATACTCTAAATTCTGTATGATATCATAAAGATTAGTAAAAGTTTCTTTTTTGGTTTTCTTTTTCATTAATCATAAACTCCAACATAACTCTTACACAACTTTTTATTCTTCTTACAAAACTGAAAAACATAAGCATCAGCATCAGTTTCCATAGAATGATGTGCCTGATTATGAAGAATTCCAATTAAAAATAAAGATCCACATATCATTAAATTGATATGAGTAATTGGAGATAAGAAAATCTGTTTGATTATTTTCATAAAAAAAGGGGTCCAGTGGACCCCCGTATTATAGCACTTATTCTGATTATCAGAAGGAGTACTTAACACCAGCCTTGGTGCCGTAACCAGTGTCGTTGTCACCAGTGATGAACGAAATTTCACCATAGAGGCTCAGAGCATCGGTCAGTGC